GACAAAAATTCGGATACCCACACTTAAGTGGATATCGTGAAAAATCACTAATCTAATAAGTGCGGGCTTGACTTCCTCCTTATGAGGATCCACCGGCCTACCGCGTGGGTTCAAAGTCTGCATGTAATGAGCTTATCATTATATATGCTTTAATCAGTAACTCACTGATTAGAGACCACAAAAATGTGGATTTTTTATGCTGGTGGTGTTCCACTTGAATACATAACGGGGGCGCCTACCCAGCCATGTAAAGTGAAATCTTCACCAGCCGCTACATATGTATCAATCAAAGATAGAGCAACACCAGGAGCAGAATCATAGAAAAATCTGAAAGTGTCCCCACCGGGATAACCATTAGCTAACGAATTGGTGTTAACTTTCAGGTAGTCACCATGCGTTTTGGAAAAGCGCAGATTGGTGGTATATGGTATTTCAACTTCCAATGCATCTTGAGTTCTGCACTGCGTAATTGCTGCACCCCCACCTGTCATCTCTCTGGTGAACAAACGATTACCTGCTACAAAAGCATTAGTAGCTCCAACTGCATATGCGTAAATTGCATCATACGCATAATCCACGTCTAGTTTACGTTCCTCATCTCCAGTATTTCTAGAAACTGACATCGTCTTAACTGAAGACACAGGGAGAAATTTCCATCTAATAGATCCTTTCCACCCTGCATATGCCAATTTAAGATAGTTGATATAACAATTGCCTACATATGTATATGGTGTTAGTGCTGCAGTAAGATCTGGACCATTGGGGTCAAAACCTGGCATTGCGGGCATCTGGCGCAAATGCATAGAACTGAAGATTTGTGATGCGGCACCACTACTATACGACAATGCTCGGAAAAACGTGTAGCGCTTTAACAATTGTCGGAAAGACACAAATCTTTCACCATAAAACATTAACGGTTTCTCCATTGGTGATGTTCTTACCGAAGTGGTTAGTTCTAACGTCTGCGTCTCTTGTTCTGGCGCGTTTTCACCCTCAGGAGTGATCTCAGTTGAGGATGATTGAGGTACAATATTGAAGAGATCGAACATGCTACTTCCCAACGTTAGAGCTTGAGCCACAGGCGCAAAGGTTTCAACCGCCAAAGACGAACCCTTTGGATTAACCAGTTCAAAATCATCACCAGCAGAAATAGAGACTAGAATCGTGGCACCAGTAGTCCCATCTGGAACCACTAACTCATTAACAACACGCACATAAAAAATACCATTGCAGGTGTCTCTAGTAGAAGTACGTGTTTGAGGGGCTGTTTGAGTATAGAATGTTCTGGTATTGTCTGTTGAAATAAAGCAATATGCTCTGTCCTGTTGCCATTTCACTTCCATGGTGAAGTCGCGAGCATCTTCTAGATCAATAATTGAGTTGAATGTCGTATTATATGGGTCTCCTGTAAGTGGTCCTGTAGGATCGTAAATTATAGAGATTCTTCCTCTATGATACTGTGAAGCAATCACTTGAAATCTATACTTGAGAGTTCCAGACCACGCAGAAAAGGGACGCGAGGCAAATGAGAGAGCAGTAGGAATAATTTGGTATCCACCTGAGACAACTGCCCTTCTCTCAGCCATAGGATCAACGTCCATTGCAAAAAGAGTAGTGTCAACCAAATCTGTAACATCCCATGAGAATTGTGTAATGTAAGATTCCTTAGTTACAATATATTCCATTGATAATTCATCAGTAGAATCTAGTTCACTAATATTGGGATCAATACTCAATTCTGCCTTACCAGTCATAGTTAATTTTTGGGAGGTATCAGCTCCTTCAACTAATGCTAGACTACTAACTGGATAATTACGCATGGGCTGTACGTCCGCAATCTGAACAGGTTTTGAATAACCAAACAAGCGTGCAATATTGCCAGTTGCTGTAGCCCCAATTTGCGTTGCTAAGGCAAAAGGAGCTATAACTGGAACGTTTGTTAACTTTCCAGCAAAATCAGCAACTGCAGAAGCTGGTCCTGATATCACCCCTGTATTATCATACTCATCAGACTGCGGTTCCACAACAAACATATCAAAGGGAATTGTTGTTGGTCCTGCCAAAGAAACAGCGACCATTGTTGGTCCAGTAAGTTTAACATTCAACATTTCTGCGAATACAGTAATTGTTACAGTATCAGTGCCAGCATTGATCTGAGCTAGGGCTGCAAAAGAGTCCAGATTCAAAGTTCCAATACCTGCTGAATTGAACAATGGGGACGTGAGTGATAAATAGTTAGTAGGCAGAAAGAAAGGCAAGCATAAGCATCCGCTTTTATTTGTAGAAACATTTAAATATAGGTGCGGTCGTTGTGAGCGTGTAACAAGTTGGGTGTCACCCCCAATTGTCACTACTGCAGAACCTGCTCCTAAATAATTGTAACTAACCATGAGCATCCCCAAGTGGAAGGGAGTACCATTAACATAAAACGTAAGCTTAAGGTCACCTTTGATTAGCTGATAATTTTGTAATTTGTTCGCTACAGCTGCATTCGCAAGAAATAAATTCCAAGGTGCAAAGTTATACGCGAGATGGGCACCAACTGCCCATTGATACGTTGCAATCTTAACTTTGCGACTCAGAAATTTACCAATATCTGCATCGGCTGAAAAACCATCATCTGTAGCTAAAATACGAGATCCATTATCACCTTCGATTGTAGAATGCATCGAGTTTGATGCATGTACGGTTGTTGTTGTTCCATTACTGGATTGTGTTTCTAAATGAAACATTGCATGTGTGGGAGCACCCCACACGGTGAGTGGATTACCACCATTGTTTTTTGAATTATCCATAATTCTTAACATAAGGCCATTAGCCACTGGGAAAATATATACATACTGATCCGTACCAGTTTAGATCAGTGTTCAACTTGATTGGGATGAACTCCAAGGAGAATTATAGTCTCTCCTGACTTTGCCCTAGCATATGCCAGTGGTTAAGTGAACCGTTTACGCCACTCTCCACCTAAGACGATTGCTACTAGGCACAACGGGGTGTTATAGTCGCCCCTGACTCGGCCGAAGCCATTTATTCCTCCCGCACCCAATTCATCGTATTCTCATACGATAAATGGTGCTGTGGAATAAAAAATCTGGTCACCCCAGAATAGTTTGAGAGGATTTTAGCCATTATTCCACAATGGTGATCAAAAAAGTCCTTCCCATAAAGACTCCATTCTCGACGTGCTGCTAAATAACTCTGAGCTAGTTGTTCCTCATGACTGATATTACCTTTATCAACGTACATTGTAAGCGACTTAAAAATGCTACTCTCAGAAAGCTGTCCAACTATTCTTCCATCAACAGAACGAAAGTTGCGCTTCAGAAAGTCAACCTCGTTGATGTTAATAAATGGCACACTCACGGATTCCTTATCAGCCATAGTATAAGGGATACCGTGCGCAGACAAAACATTGGATATGGCAGTATGATTATATGAATCAAGTGCTGACCCGAGACAATTATCATCACCCAACGTCATAGGAGTCACATTATCTTTAAAGTATGGCAAGCTCTTAGGACCCTCAATTTTAAGGAAAGCAAATCTAAGATAGATAGAATTAGTGAGACTATTGATAATAACAGTTAAAGGTGTTCCAGAAGGATTACCTCCCAAAAACTGTATAACATCTCCATTCATGTTGATAATTGGGAACGCTATGTCCGTAGCTATACCACGCATAATAAGTATATCCTGCGGACTTAACTTAGTGTGCACAGCTATTAACGAGTCAAGAATCCAAAAATCGGTTCTAATAAATGCAGCTGGCATGTTCTTGTCATATGCTGAATAATCCCCTGCTATCAACCTATCATCACCAAATCTGCACAGGTAATGTTTTAGTTTCTCCCAATCTTTGGAATAACAGTTCATACCAACTGCACATTCACTTTTGAAATTATACTTCATAATAGCCTTAGTAACCTTAAGGTATTTTTGTCATACTAAAATGCTGAAGGCAACATCACACGCAGTGAAAATACGAGTCTTACCTGAATCCCTCTTGGATTGCTTGATCGGCTCATCCTTAAGTGTACCATTGAATAAAACACACGCTCTCTGACCAAGGCTATACTTCCGGATCAAAAGATCCAACATTGACTGTACTTCTTCATTAGGCATGTAAAATTCAACACCATCATCATCCAAACAAACATCAAAGTATTGCTTTTTTGCACCTGCAAAGAACATACCTCCTGAAGTACTCATAGGCAATATATTTAAAAAGGAATCACCATGTATACCATTCACAGCAGTGCGTATGTCCACGGGTCCACAATCTAACAACCATTCCGTGTCTTTAGTCACGTCCTGAATATACGATTGTGCACAAGCTATGATATCATTAACATCGAATAGCGGTGTAATGTTAGCTTGATCCACTGTTGCTACAGAAAAAGGATTCAACCATACACCATCTCTTTCTTCAGGAATCATCAATGGTTTAGTGAGTTTATTCACAAAACCAAATTCTTGAACAATATCATCATGGATTATTGATTTCTTGACTCGAGATTGCATGGATGTACGGGCTTTATAAGAACCCAAGGGAATAGCGTAACCGTTAACCCAATGTTGAACGCCTTTGGTGGGATGTGGAGTTTGTAAAGGACCACTTTTCTTAGAACCATGCTTGATAATATCAAAATCAACATATTCAGACATTGCTAATAAAGGCGGTGCACTATCCAATAACTGTTGGCTAACTTGAGTAATTATCATACGAGAACTAGAATTGTTAGCAGTTCCAGCACAATGAATACCCGAAATATAATAGCCATCAAATGATTGTGAAATAACAATGTTACCACAATCACCTCGCAACGGATTTCTGTCGGTTCTAGTCGCGTTCATAAAGCTACCAGTGATAAGTGAACCATCATCAGCTAAATATTGCAGCGCACCATAATTCACTGACATACCCTCACCCAAAATATCTAAACGTGGATCATATATTTTAAAATTACGACCAGCACGATCTATTGTTTTAGGGAGAAAGTTGTAAAGGAACTTACGTGGCAAAAGATTAGCACATTCAAACATCACCAAATCGTTAGGTAAAAACTTTATAGATTTCCTAGATAAAGTGAACGGACATTGGCTTTTCAAAGAATAGTTCTTTCCACAGGGATAGGATGCTACACAACTCCACTTATCCCCCGTTAAAAAGACATGTGATACAGTCACATACCAACCATCTTTGAAACTAAAAGCAGTAACTTCTTGTGCTTTATCCCCAGCTTTAACAGCCAATCGAAAACTGCCTTTACGTACACTCGAAAGCAATTCTTGCAAATTGTCTTTCTTGTGGACTTTGGGAAGGGAAAAATCTACATTGTTACTGGATAATAAAGCCCAAATATTCTTAGATGATTGAGACTCCAAACGATCATTCTTTCGAAAATATTTCACCAAAGCTGTGATCACAACAGCACTGAGAGTGCATGATCCGAAAATCATGACTGCATCGCGGGCTCGTTGCGTCCGCTGAGGTATGCGCAATCCCAGACGTGTTTCTGCAACGCGGATGTGATCTCTAAAAGTGTAATCCTGAAGAATAGTCTTCATGTATGTTTCTATAGGCAAATAATCAATAGCAAAATGTAGGAACTTATTCTTCATTCTTTCTGAAAAAGTCTTTTTCCTGACAAAAGGATTAGTCCAAGCTTGTGGTTCTAAAGTACACTGTTTGCATATGAAGTGTGATAATACACCATGCTCACACATACAAATAGAAGGGTCAACTTTGTTACTCTCCAGCATAACAGTACTGGCTTGTTCATGTTTGACAGCTTCAGCAACCAAGAAAGCAGAAAGATCTGCCCCAGTCATGAGATCACTACCGTCACTTCCTTGAACGATGTGACGGGTCGTGATAACCTTCTCACAACCAAGTTCTCCTCGAATAGTTAACTTTACTGTTTCAACTCGAAAGTCCCATGCATCGTGCACAACTCTATCCAGTTTCTTCATCATACCAGTATTGGCGTCCAAAAATTCAGCTTTCAAGATAGGTTGCACTACAATGGGAAAACGTCTTAAGACAGCAGAAGATTCTGCTACAGCATGATGCGCATTGAGATCTTTAGTATTAGTAGTAGCAAGAACTAATTTTGGAATTAATGGAATAACCCCCTTATCAGGTAGATCAGCTTGATTAGTTGCTATACCAATGGTATTACAAATATCAATGATCTCATTGATAGAGGTCATCTTTCCCGCTGCTACGTGGTTAACGTGCTCACGCCCAATATCATCCAATAAGACACACCATTGAACAGCACCTTTATACCCACTCCAAAAATCATCTTTAACGTTGAAAGTATACATATTAACAGCAGGATCCCACTTCAATTCAGGATAGATCCCTTTCATCACCATTGCTCGCTGATATATAGTAGCTATAGTTTGCACAACAGCAGACTTACCAATGCCTGGTGTACCATAAACTAAAACTGAAAAAGGGGGTTTACGAGAACTGGCAATATTATATTCTTGGCGTAATCGAGTTCGCTTATCCATGAGAATTTTCCAACAAGGACCAATTTCACGGGGATAAGACACCAGTAGATTGGCACCACGGGCTGACAAATTATTCATTGACTCTATTATTCGAGCCGGGGAAAAATTGGCATCCACGGGTTTGTCTGCTAGTTCATCCATAACGCTTTCAAAATCACGGAGCCAATCACGGGCAGCCCTATCTCGCACCAGAGCTGGCCGTAAAGATTTCTCAACGAAGCACTCATAACCTGTAGCTCCAAAGGAAACTATCAAATCCAGAGTGCTGCGCACTAATTCGGGAGCTGTTGTAAATTTTATTTTACTGGCCCTGAGGTCGATAAAATTATCAAACCCAGTCTCAGTAAATTTAAGCCCAAATGATTTTGTCAAAGGACAAGTAATCAGGCCTACTAACACTCGCGTTAGCTTTTTCGCTAGATCTCCATTAGCCAGAGTATCCCAAGAATCAATAAATTCTCGAGGTATTCCGCTCTGTGCCTCTAGCAAGCAATTCGGGGGTAGTCCTTTAAACATAGTAGACATAAACATAACTGCGTCTTCTATTTCAAAATACGTTAACAATAAACGTAATGATGAAAAAATGACGTTACCAATTACTTCTGTCTTATTTGAGGACTCAAAATTGGTTAGATCGCGCCAAAAACCATAAACATGGACCGTCATTGTCACATACTCCTGATATGGTTTTATAAGATCTAAATCATACTTTAACGCATTTTTAGCTCCGCCAAGAGCACCGGTAACGTCACCGTTCGCTTCGATTCCAAGAGATTGTAGCATCTGTAAAAACTTCATTATAAAAATGTGGGGTTTGTGAAGATCATAATCATTATAAAAGTGTTAATCTTCATGTTCTCAGGGAAATATTTCTGCTTAGAAACTCTCGAGTAAATTGACGGGTCAGGAGCAGCACAAAAGGAGGAATCACTTCCTTTTGTACTTCCACATATAGTGGTGAGTTGAAAATAATTTCGCGGATCAGATTAAAAGTCTGGCAAAATCGCCGTGCTAAAAACAACTGTATAGGGTCTTGTTCCGTGCAAATAGGTAACCTATACCCGATTTCGGGATAATCGGTACTCCGCCGCCTAATAAACTAAAGCGTTTATAAGGGTACTTTAAATCCTAGATAGTATGAAATGGTTCTATATCAGGTAATAATACCGTCATGAGACTTGAAATAATATCAAAAACCATACAATTATAAGATTCAATGTTGTATTCTTCATAACAACATCTATATTGAAAACGTCTCAAAGAGACTAAGGTTAGAGTAAAAATAGAAAATTGGTTCTTATAAGACCACTGCATAACCACAACAGTGGAATCTGCTAGTCAAGCAGAGTATAGAATGCCTACATATGGACTAAGTATGTAGGAGTAAAGAGCCTTATTGGTATTGGTTTTACAAACCGCATATCCAAACTGACTTAAAATATAAATATCAACTATAAATATCACACAGTGTTGAACAAGGATATTATAGATAAAAGTGTTAAACAGTAGAATTCATAAATAAGATCCAAGATAGAAATAGCCTTGTGAATATTCACCCGGTGAATATTCAGTCCGGTCTAATGGACAGCTTATGCAAGTGTAAATATTGTCGTAACTAAATTAGTCAACTAAACAAAACGTGACAAACGTCTTGCTTTAAGGCGAAAAAGAGTCCTCTCAGAAGAGAGGTAAGAAAAACTTAAGGTAAAGATAGTAAAATTTAATTTGGTGTATACCGTATACATCTACCACAATTAGGTAGATAAGGGTACTCAAATAATACTAAGAGTAGTCGTCGTGAGTGC